ATGAATAGAGCTTTGAGAGAGCAACAGGAGTCTATGGAGAGAGTCAGGGTGCTGGAGGCTGAAATTGACATAGAGAAAGCCAGAGACAGTGACCAGCAGGATAAGGAAATGATTTTTAATTATGAGAGGCAAATCGCCAGTCTTCGTGCGGCAAAAGAATCGCTATCGCGGGAATTCAAAGACTTGCAGACCAAAAAAGCCTCTATGTATAAAGACCTAAAGGCAACTAGAGAGCAGAGAATTGAAAAACTTGAAAATAATAAGCAAACTCTTTCCTCTTTAGTGAATAAAATACTAAGAGATCCCGACTTCTATGAGCAAGAAGGAAAAGCTCTAGAGAAGATGAGGATGGCAATGGAACAGGAAAAGGAAAGACTATCTGACTATCATGAATATGCAGATGGCACTGTGGACCAACCGTTTTTAACACCAGAGACTATAAAATGAAAGCTATCGTAACAGGAATAACAGGACAAGATGGATCACACCTAGTAGACCTTTTACTATCAAAAGGTTATGAAGTTGTTGGAGTTGTTAGACGCACTTCTACTCCTAGCACAGAAAGAGTCAAGCACTTACTTAAAAATCCTAACTTCAAACTGGAAGAAGGAGATATTACTGACTACTCTAGCATTATCAATATTCTAACTAAACATTCTGATGTTAATGAAGTCTATAACTTGGCAGCACAGTCTCATGTTGCCGTATCTTTTAAACAACCAGGACTTACATGGGATATTACAGGAAAAGGATGTTTAAATATACTACAAGCCATAGTAGACTTATCTTTACATGAAAAGGTTAAATTCTACCAAGCCAGCAGCAGTGAAATGTTTGGCAAAAATTATGATGTTATTGATGGTGAAAAGCTGCAAAGTGAAAATACAAGATTTCTTCCTCAGAGTCCTTACGCTATTGCTAAATGTGCAGCACATGAAGCTGTAAGATTATACCGCGAAGCTTATGGATTACATGCTAGTGCTGGCATTCTATTTAACCATGAAGGCCCACGTAGAGGCGAGACTTTTGTTACCCGCAAGATTACCAAATGGATTGGCGAATATATTAAGAGCGGTAAAGATCCTTCCTTTCCAAAACTTCGTTTAGGAAATCTAGAGGCATGGAGAGACTGGGGATATGCAGGAGATTATGTAGAAGCTATGTGGCTTATGCTTCAACAAAAGAATGGTGATGATTATGTTGTTTGCACTGGCGAAACACACACAATTCGTGAATTTTTAGATGCAGCATTTAATTATGTTGGGATTGATAATTGGAGCGATCTTGTTATCCAAGATCCAGAATTTTATAGACCGGCAGAGGTAGACTATTTAAGAGGCGATAACACTAAAGCTAGGACAGTTCTGGGTTGGCAACCCGACACTTCTTTCAATCATCTCGTAGAGATGATGATGCAACATGATTTAGACAACTAATGGCTTATAGAGTAGTTTTAGATTTATCACATGTTTTACCTCAGATAAAACATTTGAAGGTGGATTTAGGGGTTTTTGGCAGAGGCTCTTTGATTTTAGATCTAGATGCTAATGATCCAGATGATGCATGTTATACCGCGTTTAAAGAGTTTTGCGATGTTGTATTAGAACAAGTATCAACAACAGAAGTTAAGAATTTACTTAAAGAACTAAAATATGATTTCATAGTAGCACAGATGATGGAATTATGAGAGACTATAACGACCCAGTATATAAAGAGGTAAGGTCAAGAGTATTGAAAAGAGATAAACATTGTTGTCAGATGCCGGATTGTAAAACCAAAAAGAGACTTCATGTTCATCATATAATACCCTGGAGCAAAGCGGCCATATTGAGATTTGAACCATCAAATTTAATAACACTATGTCACAAGTGCCATGAATCTATAAAGAACCAAGAACATCTATATGAATCTTTATTTATGGGAATAGCTAGAGAAAATGCAAATAATCAGAGACACAAGAGAACGTAACGGTTGGGACTTTCCATTTTCTGGAAATGAGAACATCGTGTCTAAGAAATTAGATGCCGGTGATTATACTACAGAGTTATTAGAAGACTTTGTTGTAGTGGAAAGAAAAGCTACGGCTACAGAGATTGCAAACAATTTAGGTAAAAAGGATGCAAAGGCTAGATTCTACCGCGAATTTGACAGAATGAAAGACTTGCAGAAAGCATACATAGTATGCGAATTTCCAGAATCAAACGTATATGAATTTCCAAATAATTCTGGAATGTCTAAATCTCAATTATCTAAGGTTAGAATGAATGGTGGATATTTACGTAAACTAATAGGACAAATAGAACAAGACTATAATAACATAGAAGTCGTATTTTGCAACAATAGAGACGAAGCGGAGAATTTCACATATGACATCCTTGAATTCTGGGAATCAGAAATACGGTCGTAGAAGAGATGGCGCGTTAGAGAATATACATAATAACTCCATAGACGTTAAACGTCGCATTATTTACATTCATTCAGAAATGGAGTCTGAAGAATCTGGTGTTGATTTTAGAATGGCTGTAAATGTTTTAAAGAATCTTGACTATTTAAACAGTATATCTAATCAACCAATTACGCTTAAGATGTTAAGCTTTGGCGGCTCTTGGAATTACGGCATGGCAATATATGATGCCATTCGTAAATCTAAATCCTACATTACGTTTATATCATATGGATATGCAAGCTCAATGAGTTCAGTTATACCGCAAGCGGCCAACAAACGTCTAATAAATAAGCACTGTGATTTTATGATTCATTATGGGACATACGAAGACAGTGGAGATTTTCGTCAAGTAGCAAATGGCGTAAAGTTTACAGAAAAACAAAATGATATCATGTTGAATATCTATGCTGCCAGATGCATGAAGGGAGAATATTTCCGAGAAAAGGGAATGGATCATAAAAAAACATTTAATTACATCAAGAACAAAATAGATAAGCTTACCGACTGGTGGATGACCGCAGAAGAAGCTGTTTATTATGGATTTATGGATAGGGTAATATGAACATCAAAGAGCTTAATAATGCATGGCTAAACATTAATGTAGATGATCAATACATCATAAACCCATTTGAGCGACTTCGCGTAGATGAACCAGAAGAGTTCTATAAGCGTCTTACATGCCTCTTTATTAATCCAGACTACTTCTCATTCATATGTAAACACGTTTTAAATATAGACTTGTTACCTATGCAAGCATTGATTCTAAAAGAGATGTGGAATAGAAAGTTTCCGATGCTAGTAGGTAGCCGAGGTCTAGGAAAAACATTTTTATTATCATTGTATTGTATACTAAGAGCAATTTTGATTCCCAATAGAAAGATTGTCGTCGTTGGTGCCGCATTTAGACAGTCAAAGTATCTGCATGATTATATGGAGAATATCTGGAAGAACGCTCCAGTATTGAGGGATTTGTGCGACAGTAATAGCGGTCCTAGACGCGATGTAGATATGTGTAGATTAACAATCAATGGTAGTACCATATCTGCGTTGCCCATCGGAGATGGTCAGAAAATCCGAGGACAACGAGCAAACGATATTATTGCTGACGAGTTTGCGAGTATGTCTAGAGAGATTTTTGAAAACGTTATTGCTGGTTTCGCTGCCGTGTCAGCTTCTCCAGTTGAGAATGTCAAACGATTGGCTATGGAGCAAAAGGCTAAAGAGGAGGGGATTGATATCTCATCACTTTACAAGAAAAAAGATCTAGAGGAAAGTAAAACTAATCAAATTATTCTATCTGGTACAGCATACTATGACTTCAATCATTTTGCGGAATACTGGAAAAGATGGAAGACAATTATAGAAACAAAAGGTGACAAAAAAGCCATTTCTAACAATGTATTTAATGGAGAAGATGTACCTGACTCATTTAAGTGGGATGAATACTCTATCATAAGAATACCTGTAGATTTAGTGCCAAGAGGTTTCATGGATGAAGGACAAATTGCTAGATCAAAAGCAACTATACATAATGGTATTTATCTTATGGAATTTGGTGCTGTATTTACAAAAGATAGTCAAGGTTTTTTCAAACGTAGTTTAATAGAATCATGTGTCGGTACAGATACCAACCCAGTTAAATTGCAAACTGGTTCAGTATATTTTGATCCATTATTAAGGGGTGGTAAAAATAATAAATACTTAATGGCTATTGACCCAGCTTCTGAAGTAGACAATTTTAGCATTGTTATTTTGGAATTACATGAAGATCATAGACGCATAGTTTATTGCTGGACTACAACTAGAAAAGATCATACTGAGCGAGTAAAGAAAGGACTTACTAAGGAAAATAATTTCTATAGTTATTGTGCTAGGAAGATTAGAGAACTGATGGATTTATTTCCAATTGTCCACATCGCTATGGACGCTCAGGGTGGTGGTTATTCAGTTGCTGAAGCATTACATGATAATAACCAACTACAGCCAGGAGAAATCGCTATTTGGCCTATTATTGACGAAGAGAAGCCGCAGTCATCAGACGATCAACAAGGTCTTCATATTTTAGAGATGTGTCAATTTGCTAAGTATGATTGGTATTCAGATGCAAATCATGGACTTAGAAAAGATCTAGAAGATAAAATACTGCTATTTCCAAGGTTTGACCCAATCACTATTGGTCTTTCTATTGAAGAAGATAAGTTTAACAATCGACTATATGATACACTAGAAGACTGCGTAATGGAAATTGAAGAACTTAAGAATGAGCTTTCTTTAATTGAAGTTACAGAAAGTGTTAATGGCCGTATGAGATGGGATACGCCAGAAGTTAAGGTTGGTGTTGGCAAAAAGAAAAGAATGAGAAAAGACCGTTATTCATCTTTGTTGATGGCAAATATGTCTGCTAGAAGTATAAACTTTTATGAAAAGCAAGCTACTTATAATGCTTACGGAGGATTTGCCGCTGTAAGTAACGGTGGAAATCGTGAAGCGGTTACATTTTCTGGACCAAATTGGTTTACCTCACAAATGAACAATCTATATTGATATTTTTTTAACTATGTGGAGTATAATAGATTAGTCCGATTGTTATTAAACTGCATACAGATTACATTCTAATTGAGGATAATTGCTATGAGTCCAGAAAACAAAATATCAAAAGAAGAAAAAAATCCTTACATCTTTTGGACATCAGCAGAAGATCAGCAAAGTGCTTTTGATAAGACCTCTGGTAATGTTGATAGCTATGATGGCATCATGAGTTCTACCGCAAGCCGTAGATCTTATCTTGATATTGAGCCAAATATCTCAGTTAGAACTGATTTCATGAAGGACGATTATTATCGTTTTCGTCCATTTGAAGAACCGGGAAGTAATCTAAAGCAATCCATGTCCATGTGCATGAAGGCATATGAGAGAGTTGGTATTGTAAAAAACGTTATTGATCTAATGGGTGATTTTGCATCCCAGGGAATAACACTTAATCATTCCAATAAACAGATAGAACAATTCTATCGCAAATGGTGGAATAAGATCGGTGGAACAGAAAGATCAGAAAGATTTCTTAATATGCTTTATCGTTGCGGGAATGTCATTATTCATAAGAGATATGGCAAAATAACAAAAAAACAAGAAAAAGAAATGTCTAAAGCTGTTGAGGAATTGATTGAATTTAAACCGCAAAATATAACTAAAAAACTAATACCATTAAGATATGACTTTCTCAATCCACTACATATAGAAGTAGAAGGTGGATATGCTGGAGCTTTTAGCGGTGACAAGACTTATAGAATGAAAATTACAAATTCAGTTAGAAAGTCTTTTGAGAAAAATGGAAAGTACACAGATAGACTTCCCACCCCAATTAAAAACGCACTGAAAGATCAGAAAAATTACATTACACTGGATAATAATACTTTGGAAGTATTTTATTACAAAAAGGATGATTGGGAATTGTGGGCCAATCCAATGGTTAATGCAATCATTGATGATATTATGATGTTAGAAAAGATGAAGCTCGCTGACATGTCTGCATTAGATGGTGCTATTTCCAACATTAGACTTTGGAGACTTGGTAATCTTGAGCATAAGATTCTACCAAATAAAGGTGCAATTGATAAGCTTAGAAATATTCTAGCAAGCAATGTTGGTGGCGGTACTATGGATTTGGTTTGGGGTCCAGAAATTGACTTCAAAGAAAGCAATACACAAGTATATAAATTCTTGGGTGCTGAAAAATACCAACCAGTACTTAACAGTATTTATGCCGGATTAGGTATTCCCCCAACACTAACTGGGTTAGCGGGACAGTCTGGTGGATTTACAAACAACTTTATCTCTTTAAAGACATTAATCGAGAGACTAGAGTATGGCCGTGATTTACTTCAAAGATTTTGGGAAAAGGAAATAGAGTATCTACAAAAGGCTATGGGTTTTAGTGCTCCAGCCACTTTACATTTTGCTCATATGATTCTTTCAGATGAAGCGGCAGAAAAGAATTTATTAATTCAACTGGCCGATAGAGATATAATTTCTGTTGAGACTCTTAGAGGTAGATTTGGTGAACTTCATGATATTGAAGACTCAAGAATTAAGACAGAAGGAAGAAAGAGAAGCAAAAGACAAATGCCTCCTAAAGCAGATCCATTTCATAATGGTAATCTTGATTCAGAGTATAGAAAGATTGCTTTACAAAAGGGTGAAATTGGTATTGATGATGTAACAACATTAAAGCCAAAAGAACCAGAAGCGATTGAAAATAATACACCTCCACAGCAACAAGACGAAAAGAAAGTTTCAAAGGAAAATGGCAGACCTCCGTTCCAACAAGATACCCAGCCAAGAAAACAAAAAAGAGTACTGCCAAAAACTAAGCCAACGGCTTCAATTATGGTGTGGAGTAATGAAGCTCAGAAAGCAATTTCCAATATTATAAATCCGGCAATGCTAAATCACTATGGTAAGAAAAGTTTGAGAGAATAAACGAAGGCTGAACTTG